TGATATAGAAATATTATAATGAGGTTATGATATGCTAAATAAAGATAATCAAAGAGAACTATGTTATGTAGTAACAATAGACGATATTAAACCAATAGAAGGTAAAGACAGAGTAGAATGTGCGGTTGTAGGTGGCTGGACTATTATGGTTAAGAAAGACCAATTCCACCCTGGTGATGCGGGAATCTATTTTGAAATTGATTCTAAAGTTCCTGCGGCGGCACCGTTTGAGTTCCTTGAACCTAAGCACTATAAGATTAAGACCCAGAAATATGGAAAGTTCTATTCACAGGGTCTTCTGATGCATCCATCTGATTTTGGATGGTCAACTGCAATTGAGCCAGTTGGTGGAGTAAGAACTGAAGTTATTATAGATGATGATGGTAAGGCACATTATCCAGATGATGAATCTAGATTCCTTACTAAAAAACTAGGTGTTGTATATTCTGTTAAAGAAGATAACAAGCGTAAAGGTAAAGGCCCAGATAAGTACGAAAAAATGGCACAGCGCCATAGAAAGCTTTTTGTTAAAGCACCTTTTAAATGGCTAATGAAGAGAACTTGGGGTAAGAAACTCCTATTTGTTTTCTTCGGCAAGGCGAAAGATAAAAGGAATTGGCCAGCTTGGGTTTCTAAAACAGATGAAGAGCGTGTTGAAAACATGACATGGGTGCTTGCTGATAAGGGACCATGGATTGCAACTGAAAAGATTGATGGAACTAGCACAACATTTACTATGAAGCGTTCTCATCTCCCTTATAAAAACCATGAATTTTATGTCTGCTCCCGCAATGTAATGTTTGATGAACCAAATAAACAGTGCTTCTATGATTCCAATGTATATCTTGAAATGGCTGAAAAATATAACATCAAACAGCATCTTGAGGATATGCTTGGTAACTATCCTGAATGGGATTGGGTTACTATTCAGGGTGAAACATACGGCGCAGGTATTCAAAAAAATAATTACGACCTAACTGACCATAGATTTATGGCTTTTAACTTTATCACATCAGCTGATGGACGTTGGGGCACACCAGCAATGAAAACATATCTTGAAAAAGGATATGGTATTCCTTGCGTACCAATTCTTTCTATAGGATACCAGCTTCCAGATACTGTTGAAGAACTCCGTGAGTATGTTCATAGTGAGCCATCAACTGTTAACGGAAAAATTAAAGAAGGTATAGTATTTAGAAACCCAGAAAGTACAATATCATTCAAATGTGTTGACCCTGCTTACCTAATTAAATATCATTCATAAAATAGAGGTGGAAAATATTCCACCTTTATTTTTTTAAAAAATTATGATATAATAATATATATGAATGAAAGAAGGTGGTTAATAATGGGAATTAGAATGAATCAATTTTTTTGTACTAAGTGTGGTAATAGAGGATTTGATATACCAAGAAAGGAAAATCGACAGCGACCCTCTGGTCATTTAAAGAAACTTTATTGTATTCATTGTCATGAAGATACTAATCATGTAGAAGTACGAGATTTAGGAAAATATACTTATAGAGATTTCTTGTGTGAATTTAATAATGGCAACTTTGATTCAGAAGGCAATAGAGTAACAACAAATTGGAAAGGCTTTGTTGATAATATGAAAAAGGAGGGAAAATATTAATGGCAACTTTATATGTAATGTGCGGCATTCCTGGTTCTGGTAAATCGTATTATTGTAAGAAACATGTAAAGGATGGAGTTCATGTTTCAAGAGATACAATCAGATTTGCATTACTTGAAAATGATGATAATTACTTTGCCCATGAAAATGAGGTATATGAAATTTTTTGGGAAAAAATAAATAAAGAATTAGCAGCTGGCCATAATGTATATGCTGACCAAACTTCTTTAACTCCTAATTCTAGAGGATGGTTACTTGCGCATATTAAGGTACCTTGTGAAAAAGTTGCTATTGTGATGAATGTTCCTTTTGAAACTTGCCTTGAACGCAATGATGCAAGAGAAGGCAAAGAAAGAGTCCCTGCTAAATCAATGTTAGGTATGTATGATAGCTTCTCATTTCCTACTATTGATGAAGGATTTGATAAAATAATAACAATATATCATTGTTAAAAGGTGGTGATATAAAATATGATATATTTTACTTCTGATTGGCACTTTAATCATGATAAAGATTTTATTTGGAAGAAAAGAGGTTATAATTCAGTAGAAGAAATGAATGATGACCTTATTAATAAAATCTGTTCTACTCTTGATGAGGGTGATGAACTATGGGTTCTCGGTGATTTGGTTATGGGAGATATTGACAGGGCGGCGGCGGTGCTTTCCCGCATCCCATACTCAGTCCATTTCCTGGTCGGTAACCATGACACTTTAAGAAGAATTAATCTATATGATTCACTTGGTTGGATAAATCACGAACGAGCAATTCAAGTTACAGATGGTAATTGGGATTTTTATCTTTCACATTATCCAACTGTTACAATGAATTATGATGACGTGAAAAAGCATCATCCACTTATTAATTTACATGGACATACTCATTATCAGAATAAATTCTATAATGATAATCCGTATATGTATAATGTCGGAGTTGATAGTCAAGATGGCTATCCAGTAAGTATTGATAAAATTAAAGCAGATATAAAGGAGAAATTGAATGAGCAAGAATAAGGTATATCTTTATGACCATTTTTGTGACCCTGAGTCTGGATATTCGGAGGTGTCTCTGATGACGCCGCAGGGTGTCTTTGTTGGAACTGCTAATTGCAATCTTGATGAAGATGTATTCAATGAGATTACAGGTGGCAGCATTGCAGAACTCAGAGCATGGAAAGCATATTATAAATATGAAATTCGTATTCGCAAATTTGCACTTCACGAACTTGAAACTGTATATTCTCAGATGAGAAAGACTAAGGCCTGCGCAAGAATCCTTGATAGGATTGAGGTTCTTAAACTGGAAATTGACCAGTGTATGAATGAACTTGCAGGCGTGAATAAAGAGATTGACGCACGCATTGAAAGACTGGGCAAAAAGAATTAATTGAATTGATAAAATTCTTATGAAATATAGCTATAATCGAAAGGAGGATTAGCTATATGGATATAGGAACTTTTATTATTCAATTATATGTGCCTATTATAGTAGTTGCATGTTTAGTTGTAGGGTATATAGTAAAAATGTGGGTCAAAGATGTAGACAACAAATACATCCCTACTATTGTTACTATATTAGGAGCTTTGCTCGGCGGAATAACATTAGGCTGGACCTTACAATCAATTGTAGCTGGCGCCGTTTCAGGACTCGCCTCAACAGGACTGCATCAATTATTTAAGCAATTAATTGAAGGAGGTTCTGGATTGAAAGGTGAGGTAATCGAAGATGATTAATAATTTTGCATTTTGGATTGTACTGTTCGTAATTTGCTTTGCACTTGGAATGTTCTTAGGAAAATTCATTAAGAAGTCAAGAGAAGAAAAAATTCAAGTAGTTAAAAACTGGCTGTTATATGCAGTTGCAATGGCAGAAAAAGAACTCGGTAGTGGCACCGGCCGCATTAAGCTGGGTCAGGTTTATGAACAGTTCCTGCTTGTATTCCCACAACTTCAGCGTGTTATCAGTTTTGATATGTTTGCAAAGCTGGTGGATGATGTTCTTATTCAGTTCCAAGAACTTGTTGAAGAGAACGTCACTATTGCAGCTGAGTTCACCGATACAGAAGGTGAATTAGTGGATATTGTAGAAGAACCATACGACGAAGAAGAAGAAGAAAATTAATAAGAAAAGGAGAGATATGTAATGCTAAAAAAACTATGCTCTATACTTCTAGCACTCTTCTTAGTAGTTTGTACCTCTCCTATCGCATTTGCAGAAGAGGTTGAGGGAGAAATTCCTTCAACCTCAACTGAAATAGAAACAGTAGTAGAGGAAGAAACTACTGAAAAAGAAGAAGAAGTAAACGCGGCAGCACCTGCTCAGGAGCAGCCACAGGTTCAGGAAGAAGAGGTTGAAAAAGTAGAACCTGTTGCGGAAGAACCTAAAGCAATTGAGGAAAAAGTTATCCTAAAAAGTGCCCCCGCCGCAGTAAAAAGCGAGCCTCAAACAGAAGAAGAACAAACATATACTGTTACATATACCCATAGAGTATGGGATCAATGGGCAGAATGTGAAGATGGTAATCTTTTAAGTGAGGCTACTTATTCTAATGAATATAAAGTTGGCGATGAAGTTTGGATGCCAAGTATTGTAACAAATGGAGAATATTTATTCTCTTTACCTGGTCATCCTGCAGAAGTGCTTTGGGCACATGCAGGTACAATTCTTTTAGGTGGTGGTAATCCAGAAGAATTGGGTGCAGAATTTATTTATCCAGACGGATATTTAATTCCAAGCATGATTCCCGAAAATGTAGATTTAATTTATAACTATGGTCCTCTGTATGACACAGTTCGTTGTGAAGATTATATGGAGGATGATAATGGAGAATATCAATTGGTTAGTTCTTCTGACCACATGTGTTCTATAGGTTATGATGTAAAACGTGGTGTTAAAGAAATTGAAGGTTATACTTTTAACGAAGAACTAAGTAATCTTCTTGTTCATGTAACACTTCGTACTGTTGAAGATAGTTTATATAAATTAACAAGATATTATGACAAAATAAAACCAGCACCAGAGCCTGAACCAGATCCTGGCATTCCTGGTCCAGATCCAGAACCTGAACCAACTCCTACTCCAGAGCCAGAAAAACCTGTAACTCCAGTTACACCTATTAATCCTGGCGGCGGTGGCGATGGAGAAGATTATGAACCAGATGAATCAACTATAATTAACACTGCTGTAGTAGAAACACCTACAAGAACTGTTTTCATTTCTGGTATCACTGCAGATGGTGAAGAAACAGATAATGTTGCAAAAGCAAAAACAATCAATGAGATTAAGATACCTTTAGCTAAAACAGAAGAAACTTGGGCATTAGTTAATCTTATTTGTGTAGTTGTTACTGTTGTAGTAAGTTTGATTCTTGTCATACTTGGTTGGTATAATAGATGGCGCCGTAGAAATATAGAACTTGATGAAAAGTATTATAATGATTATCAGTTCTGGCTAAGAAATAAAATTATACTTAGAATTGTTAATCTTTTAATAGCAATTGTATCTATTGTAGTATTTATACTTACAGAAAATATTTTCTTAAAACTAGTATTTATAGATAGATTTACTCCACTTATGGTAGTATTAGCTATTTTGGCAATTGGCGTAGCATTCTTTTCAAAGTATGTTGTCAAAGAATATTATCCATATGATGATGACGAAGATGAGAATGGCGAAGAATAAGTAAATCCATAGGGTTAGATGATATGGCATCTAACCCTATTTTTTTTTGTCCAAATTTTACTCCCGCCGCAATAAAGGGTAAAGGAATATGATATATTTTTGACAATTTTAAAAAAATATGATATAATTTTAATATAATGAAGAGAATAATAGATAAGAGGTAAATATGGCAGAAACGAAAAATAATTTATACAATGAACATTCAATTGAATCGTTGTCGCCACTCGAATTCACTAGGCTAAAACCGGGAGTATATGCGGGAGACACGACATACGCAACCCAGTTACTTGTAGAGATTATCTCTAATGCCATAGATGAATTTAGATTAGGTCACGGTTCTCAAATTGATGTTTCTATTGATGGAGCAAAAGTTAGAGTAAGAGACTATGGGCAAGGATTTATTCCAAACAGCTTTAGAGAAGATGGTAAGACTATTCTCGAAGCTGCTTTTAGTGTGTTAAATACTTCTGGTAAGTATAGAGAAGATGGAACTTATGAAGGAACTTCACTTGGTTCTTTTGGTATTGGTTCAAAGATTACTACATACCTTTCTCATTGGCTGGATGTAATAACGGTTAGAGGTGGCGAATCTGAATGGTGTCACTTTGTTGAAGGTGAATTTGATAGTAGAAATACGAAGAAGACAAATGTGCCGTCTGGTACAATTGTAGAATGGGAACCATCTGAACAATTTTTTACCCATCCAGAAGTTGAAATTAATAAGATAAAAACTCTGTTCAAAACTATAGCTTGTCTATGTCCTGGATTAACAATTAATCTTGATAATAATGGAGAAAAAATTGTTTATTCATCTGTACATGGACTTAATGATTTAGTTGATGATGCAGTTAAAGATAAAGAACTGATTAACAATAGATTCAATATGAATTATGTTAATGGGAAGAATAAAATGGATATGGTTCTAACATATACATCTAATTATTCTTCAACTCTTGTTCCATATGTTAATACAGGTCTAACAGAATCTGGTCAACATATTACACAGACTAAATCTGTTATAACAAGAGAGTTCAATAAGTTCTTTAAGGAAAAGAAATGGCTTAAAGAAAAGGACGAAAATCTATCTGGTGATGATATACAAGAAGGAATGTATATTGTATTTAATATCACCGCTCCAAATGTAGCATATGATGCTCAGGTCAAGAGTAGAATAACAAAGATAGATATGGCTCCATTTACTGCGGCGTTGGCGGAAAACCTCCAGTCATGGCTAGTCCTAAACGAGAAAGAGATTAAGTCAATCTTCGATAAGGCGGCCGCAGCTAAAAAGGCACGTGAGGCCGCGAAGAAAGCAAGGGATAATGTAAGAGCTAAAAATAAGAAAAAAGACAAGGCTCTTAAGTTTGATAGTAAACTTGCTGATTGTAGTTCTAAAGACCGTAGTAAATGCGAGATTTATATAACAGAGGGTGATTCTGCATCAGGTAACCTTAAGATGGCAAGGGATAATAAATTCCAAGCAGTTATGCCAGTTAGAGGTAAGATTCTGAATACACAGAAAGCATCCCTCGATAAGATTCAGAAAAATGCAGAGATTATGACTATGATTGATGCATTTGGTCTGACTATTGACCCAAAAAATATGAAAGTAACTTATGATAAAGAAGATTTAAGATATGGTAAAATTATCATTATGTCTGATGCTGATGTAGATGGCGCCCATATCAAGAATCTATTCTATACTTTTATATGGAACTTCTGTCCACAGCTTATTGAAGATGGGTATATTTATGCAGGAGTCCCACCACTTTATAAAATTACAGAATCAAAAGACAAGTATAAATATCTAAAAGATGATAATGAACTTGAATCTTATAGAAAGAGTCATGCGGGTAAGAAATATCAAGTTGGACGTATGAAGGGACTTGGTGAAATGTCAGTTGAAGAAACTGAAGAAACACTTATTAACCCAGACTCAAGAATTATTAAGCAAATCACTGTAGAAGACGCGGCGGCAGCTGGAAAACTGTTCGAGGACCTGATGGGTAACGCCGTAGTACCTAGAAAGAATTTTATCAGATTACACAGTTCGGAGGCGACATATAATGCAGAATAAAAGAGCAGAATTAATAAAGCTGTTAATGAACTGTCTTTCTTATTGTTATTGCGATAATTGTAAGTATGAAGATTATGATACTTATGGCGAAGAATATTGCGACAACTGCTATAGAAAATATAGCAGCTGGGCTTTAGGAGAACAAACAGCTACTCAAATTATAGATAGAATATTATTAGAATTAGGGTTAAACAATGATTGATGAAAACATATTACATATCAATGCTCTTCAATCTGTAGTTGATCGTTTGAAGAGAGAAGAACCTAAATGCGGTCCATGCGAACAATGTTGGTATGGTTATAAAGATGATGAGGTTTCTAAACAAAAGTGTAAAGAACTTCGTGAAGAAAAAAGCATTGAGCATATTAAATGGGAAGAGCGATATGATTATTGGTCAAAGGAATTAAATAAATGCAAAATGATATAAAAAATGAATTACATCAAAACTTCATAGAATACGCGGTTGCCGTTAATACAGACCGTGCAATACCTGATGCTAGGGATGGTCTGAAACCAGTAGCAAAACGTATTCTATATGGGGCATATATAACAGGAAGAGTCAATTCAAAACCTCATGTTAAGTCTGCCAGAATTGTTGGTGATGTTATGGGTACATGGCATCCACATGGTGACAGTTCAATCTATGGGGCGATGGTTAGACTTTCCCAGAATTG